AACCAATGTACTGAATTCGTAAATATCACTCGGCAATTCGTCGACTCTGCTGATGCACGCTGCGGCGACATCCTCCTACCTCGCGGCGACTGGAATTGGGGCGCTAAGAAGACACCAATCGGTGACGACGCCCAGACCAAGACCCAAGGCGCGCAAACCCCACAGGATGAGGCGCAGCAGGCTGACATAGCACTGCGTAACGCCAAGGGCGAGCAGCGTATCAAGGACTGGTTAACAGAGACCGGGTACGAGAAAGCCTACCGTAAAGCACTGAGCTCCTCAGCACGCATCGGCACGGGCGTATTGAAGGGGCCGTTCCCTAAGATTTACAAAACAAAATCAGTCGACCAAGCAGGCGAACTGGTTATCTCGGAGAAGATAGGGCCTGCCACAGAATTTGTAGAACCAGAGGATCTTTTCCCAGATCCGAATTGTGGCGACGACATCCACAAGGGACAGTTCATACTCGAGAGAGGTGTACTGTCTTACAAGGAATTGGAAGAACTCAAGCGCTTGGGCGGTGAGTACATCGCCGAAGCAATTGACAAAGTGTTGCAGGAGGGCCCCGGTAAGAGCTACGCTGACCAGAAGAAACAGAAAGGCGAAAATGACTTGTTCGAGGTATGGTACTTCACCGGCCTCATCGACATGAATGACATGGATCTGCTGGACGAACGCTTCGCCCAGGAGATATCGATTGAAGCCGAAGGCGACGAGATAAAGATTTGCGGCTGCGATGAACCAGGAGAACGAGGAAAAGATTTCCAATCGGTTCAGGTTGTAATGATTAACGAGACGATCGTCAAAGGCAACCTGAATCCGTTACAGGACGGCAGTTTCCCCTACGATGTGTTGTGCTGGCAGAAACAGAAAGGGCACTGGGCAGGTATCGGGGTTGCGAGACAAATGCGTGTCGCACAGAAGATCATGCTCGACATGGGCAGGTCGCTGATGGACAACATGGCGTTGTCAGCTATCCCAATGATAGCCATGAAACAGGGCGCTATCGTACCAGAGAACGGCATCATGGAGCTGTCCAAGGGCAAGCTGTGGTACCTAACGGACGACCAGATAGGAACGATCCAAGAGGCTATACAGTTCTTGACCGTACCGACCATGCAGAAAGAGATCATGGAAATCATGATACTCGCGGGTAAGATGGCCGAGGACGCGACCGGCGTCAACGCCCTGCTACAAGGTGAGCAAGGACAAGCAACCGATACCGTCGGGGGCATGAACCTGTTGCATAAGAACGCATCAGCGTTGCTTAGACGTGTGGCAAGGATCTGCGATGACGACGTGACCGAACCCCACATAAAGCGGTACTACGACTGGCTCTTGATGTACGGAGAACCGGACGAGAAGGGCGACTTGAAGGTCGAGGCTACAGGATCGTCGGTATTGGTCGAGCGCGAGCTGGAAGCAATGCAGGCACAGATACTCCTGCAGTTCTCAGCCGACCCGGAATACGGAATCAACAAGAGTGCGATCATGCGCAGGATAACGAAGGGGTGGGGCTTCGAGCCTACTGAAATCTTCTACTCTGAAGAAGAGATGAAGAAACGGGCAGAGGCCGCAGCACAGCAACCACAGCCGCAAGACCCGCGCATTGAAGCCGAGAACATCAGGGCTCAGACAGCGTTGGCGATAGCCGACAGGCGTTCACAAGACAACGCCTTGAAAGTACAGAAAGACACGGATAGGGATGCGGTGTATTCGGCTGGGGTATCCGAACGCAATCACATGACCTACCAGGCTCAGATTGAGAAGCTACAACTGCAAGAACGTCTGGCCTTGATGGAGTATGTGAACAACGAGAGGATAACCCTTGCACAAGCTAAGGTACAATTAGCAGAAGCTGCTATGAAGATTAATGCAACCAAAGAATTAGCGAGTATGGAAGCGAGCGCGAGCAGGCTACCGAAGCCGCCGATCGAGCCTCCGGGTACCGCAGAAAAAGGTAAGAGCTTTACACAATGAAGACCGAACCAGCACTAAGGTTAACCGAACACGAGAAGGGGTCTCAGCTATGGCTGAAGATCAAAGAACACTTGGAAAATCTGAATGATAGGGACCGCAGGCGCAACGACGATACGGCTCTGACTGAGGAGGAAACAAGAGTATTACGAGCGAGGATCGCTGCAAGAAAAGAGATACTCGGCTTAGATTTTTAATCCACGACCTTCGGGCCGAATAGGAGTAAGACATGGCAAACGAACCAACAGCAGAAGAAGTAAATGCAATCATTGAAGAAGCAGCTCAGAACGAACTAGCCCGTATAGCCGGGGTTCCTGAGCCTGAAAAAACGCCTGATGAGCAATCGGCCCAGAAAGATGAGCCAAAAAATGAACAAGCAGCAGGCGAACAAAACCAGGAGGCTAAGGAACCCTCGTTAACGGAACAGTTCAATGAGATCAAGGAACAGAACAGGCAGTTAAGAAAATTACTGGATACGACAAACGGTAAGTTCGGCCAAGAGATACAGTTCATCAAGCGACGTTTGGAGCAGCAACCTGCTTCCGCAGCGCCGAACTTGAGTGACGTCTTCAGCCGGATAAACATTGACGATCCAGCGTTCGCAGAATTAAAGACAGAGTTCCCCGAACTGGCAGGCCAATTTGTGACCGCGTTCAATAAAGCTCTACTCGGAGACGCCGCGACAAAGAAACAACAGGAAGCCGGGGTCGATATCCCGACAACCGAGAAACAAACACAGCAGCAAGAGGCTCAGGTAACCGAGCAGCCAGCGAGTGACCCAGCGATCTATGAGATGGCAATGGACACTCTGCAGACGAAGCACCCCGACTTCTTGGAGTTGGCGCACTTCTCAGCAGATGAACTGGCACCGGGTATGGTGAGTGTAAAGTGGTCTAATCCGAACTTCGGCGCATGGTTGGATACGATGCCAAGTGATGTGAAAGAAGCGGTATTGATCGGAGGCTCGGTCGAGCACCCGACAGCCGCCCAGATACTGCGTATCAGCAACATCATGACAGAGTACAAAGAGCATGAAGCCAAGACAGGAACCGCCACCGACGAGCCTGCTGGTGAGACTAAAGAAACTAAACAGGAGAATAAGCCTAGACCTAAAGTTGATCTGAATAAGGCGCTTATGCCATCGAGCAGGCAGTCAAACAAAGTGGCAATGACTGACGAAGAAATAATCGAAGCGGCAAAACAAGCGGAACTGAAACGGGTCATGACAGGCGGCTAACCTCCATTGAATAATTTAAAATTCTAGGAGTAGTTATAAAATGCCTATTAATCAATATGGATTACCACCAGATCGTATCGGTAAGTCGCTGGGTCGTATCATCGGCCACGCACAACCAATGATCGTATTGGGTACTCTGGGACAGAAGGACAACCGCAAGCGCAATACCGGGATCAAAACCGTGTATCGCCGGGTTCTACCAAAAGGTGCAACAGCGGCCAATCCTAACCAATTCTTCCAGAACGCCACGGGAGATCGTACCGCTGCTTACGTAGCGCAACACCAACTGGCCGACGGTATTATGCCAATGGCTGAAACGATTTCCGTACAGGACATCGAGGTGGATCAAAAGCAATTCGGTATGGTGTACGGCTTCACCGATCGTACTAATGATCTGTCCGAGGATCCGATTCCTGAAGAGCAAGAGAACCTGCTCGGCGAGCGTATCGGTCTTGTGCGCGAGATGGTTCTGTTCGGCGTGCTGAAAGGTTGTACCAATAAGTTCTACGGGGGCACAGGCACTTCTCGCTCTACCGTGAATGGTGTACTGACCCTGCAACTGTTACGTCGCATTGAGCGTAGCCTGAGAGCTAACCACGCTCAGCCAGCGCGCAAACTGTTGCAACCAGTGAAGGCCTCTGGCAACTACAACACCTCGCCAACCGATGCCTGCTATCCTGTGTACATCAGCTCGGATCTGGCGAGTGACGCTCGTGATCTGCCGAAGTTTATCGAAGTAGCCAAGTATGGTGAAGCGATGAAGGCCGTAGCGGGTGAGATCGGTGCTTGTGAGGAATTCCGGTTCATCGTATCACCTGAACTTGTCGCTGTTCAAGATTCCGGAGCGGCTGTTGCAGGCGCGGTACCAGCATTACTTTCCACGACAGGCACCAGTGCTGACGTGTACCAAGTAATCGTGGGCTCTGCTGAAGCATGGGGTCACCTGGGCTTGAACATCGGTGCAGACGATATCTCTCTGGTTCCAGTCAACCAACGCGACAAGACCGACGTATTAGGTCAACGTGGTTATGTTGGTGCTAAATTCTGGTACAACGCAGTGCGCTTGAACGAAGGCCAAATGGCTGTGGTTGAAGTTGCTGCTCGTGCCTTGACCGACTAAGAACCCTCCGGCGGGTAGCGCCGCCGGTCTCTAAGGAGTACTCAAATATGATTCAAATCTTAAGAAACTATCTGGCACAGATATCGGATACTGCGGCACGGTACGCCTTGCTCAATATCCTAGTGCCGGTGCTTAATCGCTTGCGATCTTGCACGCTCAGTACAGCAGGTCTTGTCATCAAGACGGGCGGTTCTGCGTTGGCTAAGACCGGATCAGCGGTAACTCACTTTATCGCTGAGGGTGTGAAGGGAAGGATAGCCGGTAGCACGGACATGCCCGC